ATGAAAGGCGGGTTTGACGTGAAAGGGGCAACAATTGAGGTGATGGACAGGTTTACCCTGTTTATCCGGCAGAGAGAAACAGACAAGGGGTTCATGGAAAAGCTCATGGCGCATACGCATGCATTTTTCGAGCACGTGAAAACGCTGTAAAAATAAGGCTTATAGGACCTATGCTAAGAAAAAAATTCTCTGAAAAGAAATTTGAGATTCGTGCGCTGGAAATCCTTGAGAGGATGAAGGCAGACGCCCGGCCTTTCAGCGATTCTGAAGAGGAAAAGCGGGAACGGGTTCTCCGCGCCAGCACCGACAAATTTTATTTCTTTCAAACGTATCTACCCCATTATTTTTTCAAGCCTCCTGCGGAGTTCCACAAGGAGCTTTTGGAATATGCCGATATTGAGGGCGAGCCGGTATTCCTCACCGCTCCCAGGGAGCATGCAAAATCAACACTCTGTACGCTGGGCGTGCCGCTCCATGATATTATTTTTGAAAAGAAGCATTTCATCATCATTGTATCGGATACGGAAGACCTGGCAGCGGACTTTTGCCAGTTTATCCAGATGGAGTTGGAGAGCAATGAACGCCTGCGGGGCGATTTTGGAGATTTGATCAGGCAGGGGTTCTGGAAGGCAGAGGATTTTACCACCAGGAACGGAGTGCGGGTAAAGGCGCGCGGACGCGGGCAGAGGATCAGGGGTTTGCGCAACCGGCAATATCGGCCGGACAGGATTATTATTGACGACCTCGAGAATGATAAGAATGTGCGGAACCCGCGCCTGGTAAAAGAGACGATTGACTGGATGCTTACGACAGTGCTGGGCAGCATGGCAGAAGATTGCTCGTTCCTCATGATCGGGACGCTCCTCTCACGGAAAAGCGTATTAGCGGAAATGATGAACATGAAGGCGGAGGACGACCCTGAGAAGCCCCGCTTCTTCTCGAAGATATATCGGGCAATTGATGAATTTAACTGCCCGCTATGGCCTGAAGCCTGGAGTGTGGAACGGCTTCAGAAGCGCAAGGCGCAGATGGGCAGCGTGCGCTTCAACCAGGAGATGATGAACGACCCCAGAGACGATGAGGGGTTATTCCGGGAAGAATGGATCCGTTATTACCACCCGGACGAAATAATCGGCAAGACCTTACGCAAATATACAGCAATTGACCCGTCCATGGAATCCGGGGCGTCAAACGACTACAAGGCAATCATCACTATTGGTATTGACCTGGACGGCATCATCTATGTGCTGGATGCTTTCATCCGCCATTGCTCCGTGGATACAATGGCCAGGGTGGGTTATACGCGTTATGAGGAATTCAATCCGCTTGTAATGAGCATGGAAGAAAACGCCCTGGGCGAGTTTGCCAGCAGCCCTTTTAAACTTGCGGCAGTGGACAAGAAATATCAATTGCCCTTAAAAGGCATCAAGCAGACTATTGCGAAGGAGTCCAGGATCGGGCGCATATCTCCGCATGTGGAACGCGGATTAATCCGATTCCGAAAAGGGCACAGCGACCAGGACCTTTTGGTCGAGCAATTAATATACTTCCCCTCTTCGACCGTCAATGATGACGGCCCGGACGCCCTTGAGGGCGCGGTTGACCTGGCTGAGAAGGGGGCGTATCAGGCAATGCAATATAAAAGCCTCGGCAAGAGAAGGATGGCTGTAGCCGGGGCTTACTAAATAGGACTTATAGGACATATTATGTTATACGATGCCTGGGGCAACGAAATTAAAACGCAAAAGAACCCGGAAGGTAAAAGGGTAGCAACTGCATCCATTCGTGACCGCTGGAGCTCCTACCCCTCCAACGGGCTCAAGCCGGAGACCCTCGCAACGATCTTCAAGGAGGCAGACCAGGGCTACGTCTGGCGTCAGGCGGAACTCTTTGAAGAGATTGAGGAAAAGGACACGCATCTTGGGTCGGTTCTCCAGACGCGCCGCCTTGCCGTTACCGGGCTGGATTTCGAGGTAGAGCCGTACTCGGAAGAAGACAAACGCGATGTGGAAATCGCAGAGTTTGTCCAGGAGGCAATTAATGACCTGCCCGATTTTGAGGATAATCTCTCGGATATCCTCGACGCCATCGGCAAAGGGTACAGCGTCCTGGAACTATTGTGGGGATATAAGGGCGGGAAGCACATTGTGGAATATATGGAATTCGTGCATCCCAAGCGCATCACCTGGTACGATACGCTTAAACCGCGCATCACTACGGAAGAGAACCTCTGGAAGGGCGTGGAGATTCCGGCATTCAAGACGATATTCCACGTACACAAGACGCGCTCAGGGCACAAGAACCGGCAGGGCGTATTGCGCACGTGCGCGTGGATGTATCTGTTCAAAAATTATTGTATCAAGGATTGGCTTGTTTTTGCGGAAATATATGGTATGCCTCTGCGGGTAGGCAAGTACCGGTCGTATGGACAAAAGTCGGAACGCAATCATGCAAACGCACAAAGGATGAGTGTGAAAAGATGGGCAATATAAACCGATTCGGGGGCTTTCCAGGACTGGGGGCGGGAAATGTCCGATTTGCATAATTCCGAAATCCGAAATCCGAAATCCGAAATATTTTATGTCGATTTATTAGGCAAGGAATATGCACATAACGGTCGCGGGCCGGAATATTATGATTGCTGGGGAATGTGTATGGAGATATATAAAAGGCTGGGAAGGGAACTGCCCGAATTTCTCCCCGCCGTTGCCGAACCGGCATGTATTCACGACGTAGTGGATAACGCAAAAGGTAATTTTACCGAAATACCGAAACCCGTTCCTTATTGTTTAGTCACCTTCATGGTGTGCACGCCTTACGTCACCCACATCGGCGTGGTTTTGGAAGATATAAACACATTTATCCACCTGTTGAAAAAAAGCAGGGTGACTATTGAAAGGCTCGATTCCCTTGCGTGGGCAAGGCGTATCAAAGGTTTTTATCTCCATTGTCCCCCTCCGGAGGGGGCAGGGGGAGGAATAAATGCCGGCTAATCTCATCATCGTCCGCGATCCGTTTCGCCGCTATGACAGGGAAATAAAACCCATCGAATGCGGCCCATCCCTCGCCAATATCGTAGGAACAATCACTTCCCCTCCCGTGAGGGGTGAGGGGGTGGGTGATGTAGAATTCATCGTCTCCGTTAACGGTAAAATCATCCCCCGCGATCAGCTCTCCGTGATGTACCCGGGTGAAGGTGATAGCATTGTCTGCGTGCCGGTAATACACGACGGTGGAGGCAAATCCATCTTCCGCGCCCTGCTTATGATTGGCATTGCCGTTGCCGCGCCCTATGCCGCTGCCGCAATGGGCTTTGTAACTACTGCCGGAGCGCTGACTACCACGGGTATGTTCGTGGCCGGTGGCATTGCGCTGGCCGGCGGGTTGATGCTGAACGTCTTGCTTCCCCCGATTAAGCCCAAGATGCCCACTATGGACGGCTTTGACGGCTCTCAGTCGTATTCCTGGTCTCCACATACCCTGCAAACACAGGGTGTAGTAGTGCCTAAATTTTACGGCAAAAACAAGCTTTACGGCAATATCATCAACTCACATATTGAATACAAAGGAGAGAAACAATACCTCTACGCGCTTATAGACTTGGGCATAGGGCCATATAAAGAAATTACCGACATTAAAATACAGGATCAGAAGGAGGATAAATATAAACACGTCTCAGTCGCTATTCGCAACGGACTCATAAATCAAAAAATTATCCCAAATTTCAAGAAAACAAAAATTGATTACGCCATCTCGAATACCCCCTTAAAATACAACAAGGAAAAAACCTATACAACCACCGGCGATTCGTTTAACCGCCTGGAGGTTACCGTTAGTCTCCCTAACGGCCTGGTAAAATTTGACGACGATGGCGATAGAAAAGAAACATCTGTTAATATTAAAATCCGTATTAAAAAACAGGGAGATACGAATTGGACAATCATCACCCGTCAGGCAGCCACAACGGAGGAAGTAACGGTATCCACCGCATATTGGAGCCTCGGCAGGAACGTAAATATTAAAAATGGCGGCGGGAAGGATGCATGGGAAGAATATCAGGCAGGCAGCTCCGTGAGGGGCGACCATACCGAGGGGGACGAAGTGGATTCCGTATACGAGACCTACCAATGGCGCTGGTTCAAGAAAGACAAGGTATATACAAAGGCACTGACCTTTGATAACTATGTAACCTATTTAGGCACCACGACCAAATCAATTGCGAAAACCTGGGGGAAGAACATTCCTGATGATAAGCTGGGGATACACACCATAGAGGTTACACGACTTACTGAAGATCATGACGGCAGCAATAATTATGCAGATAACACCTATCTCACGCAGGTAACGGAGATAGTTAACCACAAATTTACCTACCCGCGCAACGTGCTTGTAGGCATTGAGGCGCTTGCAACAGATCAGCTTTCCGGCTCGCTCAAATTCTCCTGCGTGGCCCGCTGCGCTAAGGTGCGCGTGTATACCGGCACATATCCGAACGGGTCGTGGTCGGTAATCTATAGCAATAATCTCGCATGGGTCGCATGGGACGTCCTTACCCAGCCGGTATTTGATAACAATTTAAACGTCATCCGGTATGACGGCATGGATCCCTCACGGCTCGACCTGACAAAATTTAAGGAATGGGCGGATTACTGCAATGACAAGGTCTACGATGGGAAAACTATCCGTTACACCACTACAGGCAGCTCACAAAGCTCAATTGTGCTATCAAGCGGCGGCTCGGACTTTGACCAGGATGATGACGGCGACTACCCCTCCCTGCTCATTGACCCCGCGGGCGGCACGAATTACGAGACCGTAACCGTGACAAACGTCTCCGACAACATTTTGACCGTTACCCCGAACCTTTCACAAGCCCCCGGCAGCGGCATTGCCGTGAAAAAGGCAGAACGGCGCGTGAGTTTTAATGGCGGGTTTGACACGGATAGTACCGTCTGGGACGCCGTACTCAAGATATGCCAGGCGGGGCGCGCCGTGCCGGTGTGGAACGGCGTAAACCTCACCCTTGCGATTGATAAGCCGGCCTCGCCGGTGCAATTAATCACCGTGGGAAATACGGAGCAAGACTCGTTCGAAGAAACCTTCCTTTCGCTGGACGAGCGCGCATCTGAGATTGAGGTGGATTTCGTCGACCGCGACAAGGATTACGAGCGCAATCGGGTAACTTGTTATAATAATAACATCACCGATAAATCCAATCCGGTAAGCCTGGAACTCTTTGGCGTAACCCGCGAGTCTGAGGCGTGGCGCGCCGGTATGTTCCGGCTGTATAAAAACCAGTACATCAAGCGGTTTAGTAAAGTGGATCTTGATATAGACGCCATCGCCTTTGTCGTGGGCGATGTTATCAATGTTCAATGTGACGTCCCTCAGTGGGGCGAAGGCGGCAGGATCATATCGGCAATGAGCACATCCGTTACCCTCGACAAATCCGTGACCATTGCCTCCGGGAAATCGTACAATATCATGGTCAGATTATCAAACGATACTGTCGTGGAAAAGTCGGTTACTAACGCACCTGGCACGTATACCGTGTTGACGGTATCTTCCGCATTTAGCCAGACGCCCGCCCAGTACGATATCTACGCCTTTGGTGAGGTATCTAAAGTGGTAAAACCATTTCGTGTGGTAAATATCGAAAGGTCTCAGGAACAGAAATGCACTGTTGAATTGGCGGAATACAACGAATCGGTTTATAATGCCGATACGGATGACCCTGCAATCAACACCGCAAATTTCTCCAGCCTGGACGCCGTGCAATCCGTCCAGAACCTTTCCCTGAGCCAATTAAGCTGGATAGATCATTCCGGCGCCACACGCTTTGCCATCCAGGTGGATTATACCCTGCCGACCGATGGAGTAATCAGGGATGTAAAGATATATTACGCGGAAATCAACACCGCAAAAGGGGATGTAAAATATACCCTCAGCAGTTCCAAAGACGATATTATCTACGACGTGCAGCCGTCGAAGACATATAAAGTAATTGTCGTTTCTACCAACATCTTTGATGTTGAGTCCTCCTTCCTCT